AAGGGAAAGAGAGGTTAGATCGCTTAGTGCCCTAAAGACACGTTCTGGATCCTGCCTGCTTGTTCAGACCTCCGGCCCTATTATGGGCTGCGTTTGTCAGGTTAGGCTACCTTTGAGAAAGGGAAAAGTGAATGGGCGTTATCGAAACAGATATATATTATGAGAAAATTTAAAGAACTTTCAAATCCTATATTTTCTGATCGATACGGTGTGCATCAGAAAATTGGTTTAGACAATACGTCTAAATCGTTTTCTTGGCACATTGAAAAGGCTCTTAAGCGTTTTAATGGCATCGTCTCCCGAAAGGGAGGTAAACCACTTATCGGCTTACTTTTAAAGTGAGTTGGTGATGTGGCGGGAAAGGTCTCTCCGTTCCGTGTTTCTAATATCTGCATCTTTGCTTACCATTGTGTTGCGGTCACTAAGCATGAAGGCCTGAAAGGTTTAACTTTAAACCTGAAGGTTTCTCATGTATTGACGATGCAATCCTTGGGCGGTTATAAGATTGATGATATGGCCCCGTTGAAACGTCGTGTTTCACGTTCTAGGGCTGGTTTTCCAAAGTGGATTCCTGTACGTAGTCGCTTTCTATTGATGAGAAAGGATATTTCTACTATACGATTCTGGACAACTTTGTTGTCTATGTATCGTATTTTGGATTGTCCACCTCAAATATCTTTGGGAACGATTACCTCTGCAGGCGTAGATTGACTGGCACTGGCATCTCAGGCAGGTCTAATAGACCCTTTAAAAAGGGTTATTGACCGGTTTTGGGAGCGCTTAGGTCTGGAAGATTTACAGAAACAATGGAAAACCAGTCCGATAATTCCATTTCCTATTGGGACTTCTTCTCCTTCGACCTCAAACTTAGTTTGGAGTCGGGACAAGGAAAGACGTTATTTGTATCCTCGATATTACTCCTCTTCTTATTGGTCCATCCTCGCTTCATCGCGAGTTTGGTTAGCCAAAAAGAACGAGTGATTCTTGGAACATCTACGTATCTACCTTGAGAATACCGATAGTATGGAGTTTTTCCTTTCGAACCTGTGATATTCGGGAACGTCCGAGTATAAAGTACCAGATTATATACCTGGTCACTTATACTCCGAAGGACGTTACTCTCGATATCTGGGTAAGTTGGGGTTTAAGAACGAACCGGCGGGGAAAGTTCGGGTTTTTGCGATGGTAGATGTCTGGACTCAGTGGCTCTTTTACCCTTTGCACCGTCTGCTTCAGGACGTCCTCCGTCGTTTAGACGAGGACGCTACCTTTGATCAGATTGGTGCTTTAGAGCGAAAATTGCCGTTGATGGCGAAGTATCGGAAGGCTAAGGCTTTCTCATACGACCTGTCTGCGGCGACGGATCGATTACCTGTTTTATTACAGGTGTATATCCTAGCTCCTTTAATGGGTTATAAGGCTGCTGCAGCCTGGGCGAATATCCTGGTTACTCGTAAGTATCAGGTCCCTTCTAGGGCTCGTGAGATTTACGGTATAAAGGAGACCTCGGTTGCCTACGCTGTAGGTCAACCGATGGGTGCTCTATCGTCCTGAACTATGCTTGCCATATCGCATCATATTATTGTCCAGTGGGCTGCATACGTTTGTGGAGCTTCACAATTAGGTAAATGATATTTTAAGGATTATGTGGTATTGGGGGATGACATTGTCATCTTTGACCCGAAGGTCGCCCATAGTTATTATTACATAATGACTAAAATCCTTGGAGTGGAGATAGGGTTAGCGAAATCCTTGGTTTCCAAGAATTCTTGGACCTTGGAATTTGCTAAGAAATTCTTTGTCGACGGGAAACGAGCTTTTTATGTCCCTTTTCGGGATATAATAGTTACGACCTTGTCTACAAGTGTGATGAGTGAGTTCATGCGAAAGCATGATTACTCATTCAGTTCCTATTTGAAGCTTCGGGGAAGTGGGTTTAAGGCCAGGTCAAAAGTTTTGGCTAATGTCTGATCCATGCCCCATCGCCTTAGAATGTATTTTGTTTTGGATCGATCTAGGTATCTAGATTGGTTGTCTTGGATCTCGATGCGCAGTTATAATTCTTCCTATCGCATTGACGTTGAAGGAGCAATTGGATTAATCCATGAGTTGCTTCGCGTTCGTGCTGGTAGGCTAACTGTGTTGATGAGAAGACTTGATGATCAGCGATACCGTGATTCTGCTCTTTCAGCTCACCATCCTTTCTTTATCCAGCTTCGCAACTCCGATGTGAATCGTTTTATTCACACCACCTTGTACCCGATGGGATTGAATTCCCAACAGGTACTTCCGGGGTTAGACTTTGAATTAGAGTCTTTCTTTGGAAGTGGTGTTCGAACGTTGGAGGGATTGTCAGTAGTTCAACTATTGCAATTTGCAGAGTTTCTACGAGAAGGGAATATGGTGTATGAAGAGCGATCTACTCAAATATGTTCTTTAGGGTGATTTGCCCCGGTTGCTAGTGTGAATCAGTTTACTGATTTACAACTAGCGTACCGAGACTGGGTGCGATGAAATTCCTTTTTTGTATCATCTGAGCGGAGGTTGCTTGAGAAAAAGTTACCAGGAGCGTGAGGACCTTTTCAGAAAGTCACGTTTGATGCGTGGTTCCCGAGA